CACAAGCACAACCGGAGAGGAGCATGTAGCAGTTGTCCGTGAAACATTACCAGTACAGGCACCTGTTAGGGTAGCAACCGGACTGAATGGTGATAACTCTTCAGATGTAGGCATCCCTCCGCAGACAGGAAGCAGTATCGTATACAAGGTTGTGATTAACGGGGCAGAGAAGGTCTTCACTGGACTTGCGGCGATACAGGCTATGCCCGGTGACGAGTACAAGCGCAGACTTCTGACTGATAAGAATTTTGGGAAGGAAGTCGATAAGCTTGAAGCTGAATCTAGAAAGAAGGGCTAATGATTATCCGCGAGTACAAAGAATCGGACGAAGGTGATGTGCTTTTTATCAATAACCAGTGCCATGAAAAAGCGCAGCCTGATGAAGACTTGTTAGAGGTAATTAATTCTCCGAAAGCTAAGACGTGGGTAGCAGTGGATTTCGACAGAGATGCTGTAGGTTTTATCATCGGAACCATTAAACATGGTATGCCGTACATCTGCAACATTTCAGTGCTACAGGAATCACGTAAGAAAGGCATTGGTAAAAGCCTTATTGAGATTTTTGAAAACTATTTCAAGAAAATCAGAAGCTCTTTTTGGCTTCAAGTCAACACAAACAACCCGGCTCAAAAACTTTATTTTGATCTTGGCTACAGAGTAGATTCTGTAGATGAAAATTTTTATGGAATGCTTGAACATGCTTTGTGCATGATTAAGCGTTCCTAGTAACATTTTAATAGTACGTTAATGGTATCGAGTATATGATACGTTGGTATCGCAGTGGATTACTGTAGAGCCACCAAAGCGTGAGGGAACTTAAGCCGAAGTCTAGGCAAAGGGCAGCGAAAACACAGTCGGATTACTGTTGTGATTAACTGACGCAGACGGACATAAACTTTTACTAACTTTTGGAGGAAACTTAATAGGAGTTTCTATTTATAGGAAATACTACCATGGCTCTTTATAGCCCATCTAGTAATCAACAGTCTAATTTGCCTCAGTCAACAGTACGCTATTATGACAAGAAATTCAGAGAAAATCTGAAGGCACAGACTCCATTTGTAGCTTGCTCTGAACGTTTGGACCTGCCCATGAAGTCTGGTAACCAATATGAACTTTTCATGTATGTACCTCTGGCTGCTAATACTACTCAGACAACTGAGGGTACAGTAGGTGCAGGTATTGCAGTGAATGTTCTTACTACAACTGCTACCATTGGTGAGTATGCAGATTACGCTAACTTTTCTAGCTTGTCATTAGCTACGGCGATTGACAATACTGTTGAAAACGTAGCTCGTGAACTTGCATATCGTCTTGGTGAGTCACTAAGCGGTCTTGTCCGCGCAACTGCTGACGGTGCAAACGCTGTTGACCCAAGTGTTCTTGTAAAGCTTTCAGCAACATCTACGAGCGTCTTTACAACACTTAGCCTGACACAAATCCGTAACTCGGTACAAAGCCTTGCTGGTCGTTCAGTTCGTCCGTTCGATGAAGCAAGTAAGACATTCTGTGGGGTCATTCATCCTTTCGCTCTTGGTGATGTACTAGCTGACAACAGCAACGATTCACCTATCGATATCTTGAAGCATACTCCAGTAGGTCTTGCAAAGATGGAAGACTTGATTTCTGTTGATCTGACAGAAATGATCGAACTGCCTTCAACCGGTGTTCGTTTCTTCCAGACTAACCAAGTTACAACTACACCTAACTACAACCCCGGTACCGGTGCAATTACAGGTTTGACTGCTCTCCGCACGTATATTTTTGGACGTGATGGTATCTTCAGCATAAAACTTGGAGCGCAGGGTGATACTGGTTTTGGTGACGGTGAATGGCAGAACATCAAGTGTAATATTGTTCAAAATGCTGAGCCTTCAATCTGTGGGCTCATTAACTAGTCTATAAATGACAGTAGCCGATCCTGAAGGGTTAATCCCCGGCTGGACTAGTTACAGGGTAAAGGTAAAATTGCCCTGTTTAAATTTCTCCTGATTGACTTGGAAGCTGAAATGGCTGACAGGGCGGAACCCGAGAGGGACCGTGAACGACTAAGCGGAGAAACACAGTAATGTGATGCGATAGTCTGAACTGCATGGAATAACAACATGCAGAGATGGGCAGAAATGACCTATCACTGAGAAATCAGTTAACAAGTTTGGCATTTTACAACATCGCTTGGACCGGATACAACAATTCGTATCCGTGAAATCGATGCGGCATCAGCCATAAGTTAATGAAAATAAAGGGGATAATTTAATTTTTATCCCCTTTACTTTTTACCATATTTATGGTATCATAGAAGAATGAGATCACACCCTGAAGAAACTAAGCAAAAAGTTTTAGATTTACTTTTGAAAAAGCGTTCATATCCAGAAATTGCGCAAAGGACGGGAGTTCCAAAAGGAACGATTGAAGACTGGGCAACCAAATGGAGAACAAATGGACTTTTGCCTTTGTACGTGCGAGATGGGATGAAGTTTTCCCAAAAAGCAAAGATTATGTCCAAAGGATATTATCCTGTACTTAGGCGACGATACGCAAGTATGAAATGGACAGATAAAATAGAGGGCAGAGAGTTTGGGTTTGACAATTCAACTGAAGCGATTCACTATTTTTTAGACGAAACCGGAATCCCAAGATCGTGCTCCTATTGTGGACTAAAACCACCTGAGGGAAAGGTTTGGGGATTAGACAGATTAGACTCTACAATGGGACATGTTCCCGGAAATTTAGTTCCCTGTTGTTCCAGTAGTCCAGAAAGTCCATATATGTCGTGTCAGACAAGTAAATCAAAATTCACTCTTGAGGGTTGGATGCGATCATCTATGTCTAGAGCTAGAGGTTCTCAGGTTTCAGACGAAGCAGTTTTTAAGCGTCTTGAATCTATACTAGAGCTAGCAAAAAGTTTTGAAATTAAGAGGGAAGCCTAAAAAGCTTCCCTTTTTACTTGAGACGCAAGTCTCACACCTAAAAGATGGGTGCTCTCATCTTTAATTAAGGAGAAATAATGAGCTTGCTAAACCAAGTATTTAACGGCAATCCCAACACTTCAGGAGTACTGGCGCAAGGTGGTTTGACCAACGCTCCGAATCTTGGAATTGATACCGCAAACGGAACTATCTATCTTAGTGCCGGTGCAGGTTGGGTTCCTCTGACTGGAGTAGCGCAGAAGGCGATTGCTTCAGCGCAGGCAGGGAACAATGCCAATGTGACGACATTTACCGCACCCGCTGCTGGTCTATATGAAGTAGACCTTTACGCAGTTTCTACCAACACCCCAACAGCAGCTACATTGCCTGCAATGACAGCAACTTATACAGATGCCGATTCGAACGCATCAGTCACGCAGACCATTGCAGATGTTGGCTCTGTTGCATCACCCGGAGTAGTAAATTCTGGAAAACTGTTTGTCAACCTGAAAGCCGGTGGAACAGTAGTAGTAGCAACAACCAGTTATGATGCTGGCAGTGGAACAGCCCTTACATACAACGTAAAGTCTCGTGTAAGTTTTCTAGGCTAATTCAAATCTAAGGAGAAAACACAAATGTCAACTTATCTTTCACAAACCACAGGTTTGGGTGTTGCCGCTAAGATTGCTGTTCTAGGTAATCTGGCAGGCGGGACTACAGTTCCCGGTTACAACGATGTATGGCTGTCTCTTACAGGAGCAACATATAACGGTGTGACGTACCCTGAAACTTTTCAATTGGCCCCAGTTCTTGAAGATGTAGCTGGAAACCCAGTTCTTTCATCTCCAGTAGAAGCTGAGCTAGGTGTAGCAGCACCTTATGCTCTTTTGGGCTACTCTGGAATTACAAATACAGGCGCTACTCTAATTGCAGGCGGAAACATTGCCGCAGGAACCGGTTCTACAGCGATTACAGGTATCACAAGTGCTAATTTCGTTGCACCGGCAACTATTGACCAAGCAGATGTCGCAGCAGCACAAACTGCACTAGCAGCCGCAATCCTTCATTATCAAAATCTTCTACCCACCGCATCTGCAATTTCAGCGGCAGCTAGCTCTATTGGCAGCACAGCGGTTTATACAGGAGTGTTTGTAGGTGGAGCAGCAAACGGTCTAGCAGGTAGAACATTTGCAGTCACAGGTTTTGTCACCAATGCATCGAACAATGGAACGTTCCTAGCTACAGCATCGACTGGAACTACTCTGACACTTGCGAACGCATCTGCGATTGCTGAGACACATGTAGCATCTGCTACTCAAGCTGCCCTTGTTGATCTTAGCACAGGTGGTAATGGTTCAACAGCAGCTACTTACCTTCCGGGTAATTATTTCAGTGTTGCAGCTTCTAGTTTGGACATTCCCTCCAGTATTACACTAGACGCGCAGGGTAATCCTAACGCTGTATTCGTGTTCGTTGCAGGCAGTACTGTTACGCTTGAATCAGGAGCATCAGTCCTTCTTGTAAATGGAGCACAGGCCGCAAACGTAGTATTCGTGGCTGGAAGTTCTTACACAAGTGTGGCGACATCAGTTATGAACGGAAACGTTCTTGCGGCGGTGAGCGCTACCCTTGGAGGCGGAACACACAATGGCCGTGCACTTGCTAACACTGGTGCAGTTACCATTGCGGCAGCTACAGCGGTGACAAACCTTAACACTAGCGGTGGAACTAACGAATTGACATATGTTGCGTATGGTTCACACACAGTGACAGGTGAGACTTATATTCCTTCTGGGACTAACACTCATGTTGCGACAGTTTCACCCACAGGTCTTATCACAGCAGTTGCACGAGGCGGGGTAGAAGTTGAAGTATCATTCCCAACCTTTAACAACAGCATTGGTGACATTGTATCACCGGGAAATATTATGAACGGGCTTCCTGTCAATAAGATTTTCTCAGCGATCAACGTTACTGTTTTCGCTTAATAGTCTTAGTACTGGAGGGTACGATGACAACACAATTCGACAATGACGAAGATGTTGAAGTTCTTCGTCATCAGAGACGGGCACAGCGTAGTGTAAATAAATACCTACGCCGTGCCATGAAATTTTTTCAGAAGCACAACGATGAGTTGTTTTTGGAATTATGTAATACAGATTGTACAGATTTTACAGATCAAGAAGCAGTCAATGCGATGGAAAAACTGTGGACGCTTGGGGAGTTTAGTTGCGGTCCACGGGATTACAATTTTGTAGTCGAGCGCTGCCTAGAAGCACTAGGAAAAGCGAACCCCATAGACCATAGCTAATATGGAGAAAATCATGGCACCAGTATTCCCAAGAAAGACAGCTACTAAGCTGGAGTTTTTTCAACAGAAGGTTGCGCGTTACCAATCGCAGCAACTAGCAGTAGCAGCATCCTTGGCATCTAAGGTTGCAGCGGCAGATCAAGCGATTGTTTTGCTCAGTAAGCCAAGTCTGACACAGGCTGAGGTACAGCAACTTCTAACCCTTCATGATCAGGTGAGCTAAAAAGACGCGGGGCCATTTATAATGGCTTCGCGCAAAATTTTTATGTACGGAATGTGTCACCAGCAGGGCTACAAATCAGGAGAAAACATTGAAAATCACTATTAAGAGTCTTTTCAGAACAGCCTTGTTAGGTATGGTTTTGTCAGGAGTTGGCGGATTTACGAATGAGTTTGTTGTCAGTCATAATCACGGAACAATGCCGGTTTGGGTAATTAATGATGACATGGAAGCGGCACTCATATTTGATGAAAGACATTCTGCATTAGACAAGAACTCACAGTACAAAGTTCTTTGTGATATTTTTGTTGTCCCAGAAGTCACTTCTAAAGGTATCGAATACGAAGCTATCATGAGTTTAGGAGACTTGTTCATTTTTGGTGGGCAGTCGCTTTTATGCATAGCGCAGATACTTCTTTTTGTTTGGATTCCCTTTGTTGGTATCCGTAAGTCATTTCTGTGGTTGAAAGACAAAATTAGCATAGAACTAAAATAGAGTTTTTGATACGCGGAACTATATCATGTGGATTACTTGATATACAGAAACGTATCAGTATTCCGTTCTGATTAGCACGGCCATGCGTCTAGAGCGGCTGTTTTATATGAGAGGGTCATGGCCTTCACTTTAAAACAGACATATTATTACAAGCTGGAGGGCTTGATGGGAATTACAGCAGAGGAAATTCAGAAACTTCAAGGAACGCGTCTTCAAGAAAAGGCCCCATGGGAATCTTATGACGATGAATTAGGAACCCGTATGTCCCCGGAGCTAGCAGAGCAGGTTGCTGAGTACTCCCTAAAACATTATCAGGATGCGCCTGAGAGCAACCAATCTAAAGAGATATTGGCAGAGTTAAAAGAAGGAAATGAGGAAAATTCGCGTCAATATCAGTGGCTGACTCCTGAAGAGTATGAAAATCAGGAAGAACGAATTGGCCGGGTTTTACATTCATCTGAGTTTATAACATTACTTCGCAAATGCGGGGTAAGTTGTTGGTATCGTCAGCATCCACATCCAGATAAAGCAGTTCTGTTAGTTTCAGTAAATGGAGGACCATTGGAAGTGGGTGCGTGGGTTCAACTCGGAAACATGCCTGAACTATCATTGATGAATTTTGATCGATATGGTGTGCCGCTTGCAGAGAAAAGACGTGGGTGGAGAACGGTTACCTTACAACTGATTATGAAGGGAATGCTAAACGAGGATAAGGCTAACAAAATACTTGGAAGACCCGGAAATTCAAAGGCTTTTTCTAGGTACAACATGACGCTTCATAGTTGGAGAAATAGAGATGCGGTTGGTGTATGAGGACTAGAAATAGAACTTATTTTGAGTATTAAACATGAGAGGAGACATGGCAAATTTGACCGACATTGCTGGTGGAGTGCCAGTACAGGCAGCAGAGGGAACACCCAAAGCTAAAGAAAACAAGGCAAGCAAGGAAATTGAGGCTCTTGAACTAGAATCAGCACGTTTGAAACTTCAGACACAGCAACTTGAACTACGTGAACGTCAGGCTAACGTACAAGATTTGGAAGAGCGTCTTGCAGAGCGTGAAATGAAGCGTGACAACAAGCGTCAGCGTAGTATCACAAATGGTCAGACACTTAAAGCATTGGCTGCAATTGATAAGTCAGTTCAGACCCGCTGTAACCACAAGAAGGGAGGAAACGGTGCTCAGGGTGTGGTTGGTGGAAAGGGTGATGATTCCCAGTACGCTGTACTAAAGCATACATTTGCAAACGGTGACATGTGGGTACGTTGCCTACGTTGTGGTAAGACTTGGAAGCCGCCTGTCAAACGCGCATATAAGACTGATGAAGAGTATAAGACTGCATGGGCAGTGTATGAGCAGGCGAAGGAATTCCAGACCCGTAATACACCGTCTAGTTCGTACCTGTTCCGTTATTCGGATAACGGTGAGTACTACAGGGAAGTCACAGAGGCTACAACTCTGAAATAACGAGGTTGTTAAATGCCCAGTAACACTATTTCATTCACAACTACTGCTCCGGGGGATTTCACTTTGGCTCATAACCTTGGTCTAATTCCCCAAACAGTTATTTTCGAATTTACCGATGGCGGTTCTGTTTGGTTTCAACCGGTACGCTACGATGCAACTAATTTGTATCTCATTGCTTCAAGTCCGGGTGTAACAGGGTCTATTGTTGTTTATGCGTAAGAAGGATACTAAACATGCTAACACAAACACAGGTTGCATTTACTACTACTGCTCCCGGTAACTTTACTTTACCGCATAATCTTGGTGTGATACCGGGGTCTGTGATTTTCGAATTTACAACCGGTGGTTCAGTTTGGTTCCAATCACCTTTAAAGTGGGACGCGAACAATCTTTACCTAATAGCATCAGCGCCGGGTATCTCTGGATACGCAGTCATCTTTGCTGGTCCCGGTCCAGCTTATCTTATTCCGGGTCAGGGAAATTCGACAATTCAGCTACAAGAGGTTGTGGATGATGCCTCTACGCTAGGAGATGTTGCACCGGCTCTTGCTACAGGTGGATTCTCTATGTCACCGGCTTTGTCGATTGCTAATGATGTGATGCAGGCAATTATCAATGGCGGTCCTAATGCACAGCCCTATAATTGGAAATGGAACCGTTATAATCTTCCCCCATTCGTGGTAAACAGTTTACAGCAAGATTACTTCATTCCCGGCCTGATTAACATCGGCTGGCTTGAGAGCGCATGGGCAGTAGACATCAATCAAACGTCTCTTCCTAAGCAGAAGATACCCCTAGAAGTGGACAAAGACCTTCTGGTGACATATCAACAAGGCGCTTCGACAGGAAAGGTCAGTTGGCTTCCTAATAGCATGTTAATGACAGGTACTTGGGGTGCACTACCGCTTGGACCAACGGCTCAGTATCCCAATGGTCAGACCACTCTAGTTGGTCCTAACCAGAGTGGGCAGCAGAATCCGGGTCCGAATGTGGTTTATACAAATCCGATTGGTGTATTGCGTACACCGTACAATGCGACTACTGCGATTAAAGACCCTTATGGAACTTTGTGGTGTTTGACAACTTACGGGACGTGCGGCAGTGTAGAACCAACATGGCCTATTGCACCGGTCTACCCTACACTGAGAAATCCAAATCTGCTAGCAACTACAGTTACAGATGGGACGTGTGTATGGACTGCGATTAATCCATTTGGCCAAGGTATTCGAATCAGCCCGTTGCCTCCACAAGCAGGCATTGTGTGGTCTATTCAGATTGTTGGACAGATGGTTGCTCCGAGATTTTTCAATTTGACTCAGTATTTGAACCCAATTCCTGACACGTTTGAGTGGGCCTTCAAACAGGGTTTTTTCACCCAATGTTTCAGACGAAATCCAGACCCAAAGATACGCGCAAGGTTCCCACAGGAACAGCAACTATGGTTAGAGGCATTGGACAAGGCAGTAAGACAGGCAGACCGTGAGCCAGATGACTTTGGTTTCTATGTCACTAATATCATCATGGATACAGGATGGGGAATAAACCCCGTAACTCCTGCTCTACCATTTGGACCTTGGGGTTATTAAATAGTTGATTTAAAAGCATTTAAACGGCAGGGATGGCACTAAAGCCGCTCTGCCGATTTTCTTTTTAGGAGTAAGCAATGGCATCAAGTTCTATCAAATTACTCAACACAATGGAGTGGGCGAGGCGCTTCATAGGGCAGCGTCAGACTGCACTTGGCAATTATAATGAGCCTGCACTGACCAGTGCTAACACAATCCTTGAAACCATTGTTGGTGCTCCGTTCGCATGGCCGTGGAACCGTGCTGTAATTGGATTCATTTGTGTACCCGGTCAGCAGGATTACACAATCTTCAATTGGATTGCTGGTGCTAATGTTTCAGTAGGAACTGTCCTTGTGGATAGTAATGGTAACTCGCAAATTGTGACTGTAGCCGGTGTGACAGGATCAACCATTCCAACATGGAATCCAACAGCGGGATTGACTACTGTTGACAACACAGTGACATGGACAAACTCTGGTCCAATTGGGTTATCAAATGGATCAACCAGCT